CCGGTAGGTGTGCCCATTGTCGCAGACCGAGGGTCAATTGATACTGTACCTGCCCGAGGAATAGGACCATTTGGTGTAGATCCGCCATAATACACAGGCGGAAAGTTTTGATAGTTCATTTCTTTCTTGGCTGCGGCATAGCCATCAGCGAAGCCGTCTCGATAGGCCTTCTTCCATTCTTCATTGATCATTTACCACTCCATAGCTGGATCGTTTAAGTCTTCCCATTCCCATTTGCCGATAGAGTCCTTGTTTGTCTGCTCCACAGCGGAACATTCAAACTTGATCTCTGGCATGGTTTTCTCACCCCATGTGCGGCGAGGGTTTGCACACATATAGCAGCGAGGATTACCACAATCCATGGCATGCATCTTATGTAGGCGGTGTTTGTTGTTGTCGTTATAATAACCGTGATGGTTACTCTTAGCAATATCAAACTGGCGTTCGATATGTCTATTCTTTTGTAGGAATCGTTTCTGTCGCTTCTCTTTGCTCATTCACTTTCCTTTTCAGTATGTCTTTCATCTTCACTTTATCATACTTTAGGAATGGTCTATACTTACTTATCTTTTGAGATATTTTGGGCCATATGATATCATTCTCATACGCTTTGTCAAACTTGCTGGTAAAGCCTGTGAAATCATCCAGTATGATTAGAGTTTCCAGACTTATCGACTTACGCAGGAATAGAGTAATAATATCAGGATAGCCATCTTTACTGGTAGCGAACGTCCTTCTAGGATCAGTCTGATTGAAAATTCTGTCCATGTCATTGGAACAGACATACGATAAACTTTGTTGTCGTCTTTGATAATCAGTGTAGACCATACTGGCTTGTTCATCTATAAAGTCCGCTACGTAATGTTTGTCATCCAAAAGGTTGGCTAGATAGAAGTCCCTCAAATCTCTTGAGTTATGTTCTCTAGCCAACTTTTCGAAAAGTGTTTTGTCCGATCGTTTATTATATGAGTCCTTCGTAGCACGGAGTTTACCGTTCATTTGAAAGAAATCATACTTAGCACTGGTGAAATGTGTCCTCAGCGCTAAGAATAGCAGATAGGCACCGTAACCAGTAAAGTGTTTCATTTTGTCTGTAGAATTTGATCTACTGTCTGTGCAATGAAGCCCTGATTGTCATATGGTACAGGTGCTGCCATAGAATATGCTTCTAGTGCCTTGACCGCCATTTCTTCTCTCAACTTCTCATAAGACTGCATCAAAATGTTACCATATGATTGTTCTTCTTTTTTATCTGTTTCAAGCACCCAACCTTGATTGAGGAAGTTGCTCTTACGATATATCTGATTTGGTTGATCAAGTTGTTTATTGTTCCACTTGAGGATCTTATTCTGGATACAATCAAAGGTCTCACGGTTGATATAGAGTTTATCTTCCTCAGGAACATAAGACACCTTGCAATGCTTATAGTCAAAGTGTGCTAGTAGTTCCTCACGGGTTTGATATCTGGTGAGAATATATTGTGCATCTGTTTTAGCATTATTAATAACATCAAGAATGTTTGTATTGTGCATATACGACATCATTTCAGATCGACGCCATTCACCCTTTTCGACCATACTGACTTGCACCATCGCCGAGGCACTGTGATAACCCTCGGTCAAGTGATTATAAACATCAACATCATTATTCAATACAAAGATATCAATGTCCTTGAAAGGTTTGTTCTGTAGCACACTCGTAAAGAAACCACCAGCAATCACGACATTGCGGGTGAGTCCGTTCCATAGAAGGGATCGTGCGTTGATATAACCTTTGATTTCTCGTTTAGCGTTTTCAATATTAAACTTTTCATCCGCATTGAACATCATATCACCATATTATAGAGGGAGTTGGGAGGTGTTTGATTTCTTAAGGTAGTGGAGGTCTTCGGCTTCTAATTTTATCTTAGATTTGAGGACGCCAGAGATAAGTTTGGCGGCTGTTTCAATCTCGAATCCAGTTTGCTCACAATACATAACAACAGCTTCGATATAAGGAATGTCTTTCATATAGACAAGCTCCTCAATCTCCATACTAAACTTTTGGATTTCTTCTGGTGTCATACGAACATTCCAAAAATGCCAGAGAGAAGGGAGATTGTGACGGCAGAGGCGATGGTGATCTCAATTGATCCAGTTGCCCAGTATCCTAGAATAGCACCAAGAAAGATGCCAGCAAAGGCACAGATATAGACGTTGGTGCTTAGAGCAAAGTTGAACTCTCGCATACCAGTGTATTTGTCTTTCATAATATAATCCTTTCGTGAAGTGGGCCCGTTCTGTTTCGAGGTGGAGCCCATACCCAAAGGATTACGCTGCTAGAGCGAAAGCCTCATATGCATTGTTGTCGTTTGCATTTACGATTTGCTTTCGATCTCCTTACGACCTTACTGAATCCTGTCGAACCTGAATCGCCCCCATCAAAGATACACCACATTTTTATCACCAAAATCGAGTTGCTAGCGGTCCTTTTTAGTAATCCGTTTTGTGATGTATCTATGGTGGAGGCGGTGGGAACTGCCCCCACGTCCAAGAAACCTATATTTCGTCTCTCAACGATCTAAGCAAGTATATTTATAGCATAGGTGATTTCAAAAGTCAAGATCAAAGTGGGGCGAAAGTCTTATTATGTCCGTCTATGGATAATGTGACTGCACCAACGTAGCCACATTCCTTTGTTCCAGGAATCGAGAATCCACCTGAACCATGCCAGTGGAATGGAGGAGCATTACACTCCCCACCATTAATGCTGACCAACGAAACATTCATCACCTTCTTCGCTTTACAATGGACAATATGGAAGTCATTTGCCTTCTTCTCACAGGAGATATCCTCTCCTGCCCAGGCTGAACCACTAATCAATGACAATAACATTACCAAACGTTTCACTTGATATTCCTTTCTACGATAGCAGCAAGTTTATCCCTATCCGCTTTATGTGTAACGGATGCCTCGGGCAGATTTGGTTCATAGATTAGGTTGGTAGGAACATTACCGAAGTAAAAGGACTCAATAAGATTCTCCACAATGTAACCCATTTCAATAAGAACTTCATCCGAGGTAATGATAAAGAGCCTATTGCGAACCTCGTCCACGTATATCTCATAAAGATATCTGGCGGTATAGGAAGACATAAGACCATAAACGTCGATTGGATTGATATCCACATCGTTTATCTTCCTTAGTCTATTCTTGGAAATGAAATAGACTCCATCATCTTTCTCTTCCACGATATCATCAAACACATGTCCATTCGCATGAATACGTCCATCAATGATTTCCGTCTTAAAGAATCCATTGATTGGCTTGCCTAAGAATAGTGGATTGAAGTTTTCTGTGCCACATGTTAAACTTGGTATAAACACAGGCCCACCAATCTCGGTGCATCCAAAGATACTTTCAATCTTTCGTAAATAACCTTCTTTGACAGCAGGTACCCAGTATGGATCAATAAAGGATAGCATCATGATAGTTGTGTCTGGTAGTTTAATGTTACGACCATGCATTGCATTGATTAGCTTTTCAATGACACTACCAGATGAACAAATGATCCTACTAATCTCTTGTTTAACACAGATGTTAAGGAAGTCTATTCTTAGCTGATCATTAGGATCGATCATTCTCATAAAGTAATGTTCTTTGCATATCGCTAATGAAGGCAAAAGTAGAGTTATCATTCCACCATGATTAAGAGAAGCAAGATGCATAATCTTGTCTGTAGAGAGATAACCCAAATCTCTCCAGTTTGTTAGACAAAGATCAAACAGGTACTTGTGGGTATATGATATAAGTTTAGGATCATCGACAGTGCCGCTGGACGTGCAACAAAACAATTCATCATCGGGTTGTGCTAGAATTGGTGTCTCTATGATAGATCGAAAGTCACCGCTAAGAGTTTCCCACTCCAACTTACCATATGCGAGAGTAATCTTAGAGTTGTCTCTATAATGACGAATGGCAGTAGATATTTTCGGATTGCTTAGATATGAATTGAAGTAGACAAAGATATCCAGTGGTAGATATGCATTGCTTCTTGGATTACTACATTCATTCTCATTGCTTGGTCTATGGAGAGTTACAACCTTCATACCAAGTTCAAACGAAGCGAACAACATGGCATAATAATGTATCTCGGAGTTATCCATTGAGATACCAATCTTATCGCCACGCTTTGCACCGAGGTCTAGAAACTTGATCTTCCAATAGTTGATAAACTCACATAGATCGGATCTGCTATAGACTTTAAGACCCGCAGCTTCGTTCTCCGTATAGAATACGGCGTCGTTACGAATCCAATCACGAGTAATCATTCAGCATCAATCTCATTTTCAAACTCCTCTATCCAAGGAGTTGGCGGCTCTTTAATGACAAGGTGTTGAGGTATTGTCGAGGAGAAGGCATTTACCGACCGTTGTGGCGACACAAGCTGATAACCCCAAACTAAGACACACCAATGCGACTGCAAGATAAACTTTCTTCATTTGTATTCTCCTATTTCCTTCTTTGCTTCTTTGGTTCTTTCTTTACCACGAAAGTCTTGAACCACACAGCACTTACATGATAAGAGTTTATACTTCTTACCTTTGAGATTGACTTGACCTGCTACGTTTCCAATGTGTAGAGATTTCATTTAAAGACTGCCCAAAACTCTTTCATAGCCATTTCATAGTCCAGCACTAACTCTTTACCTTCGGCTAGTGAGTTGACCACTTTCAATATCTTAATTCCAGTTGGATCATTTTCGATATATGCGAAACGACCATCAGTAGAAGCCGCACAACCAACAAGATTGTCATCGGATACGTAACAAGTTCTAGATAACTGTTTCATCCCTAAACTGCCTTATCTTACGTGCCAACTCTGGCATATAATCTTTACGATTGCGAACAAACACCTGAGGTTCATTGTGATCAACGGCAATCATAACCACAATTTGCTTGCATTG